ATTGGGTCTTTATCTTTTGATGTATATCTTTTCTTAACATTTACTGGGTAATAATGGCCTGTAAATTCCCCACACATTTCAGTGACATAAATCCCATACTTCCAGGCTAAAGGCATTAGAAGGTTTAAGTCGTTGTAGTAATCCATACTTGAACACGGATCTCTTTTGCTTACATATTTAACAAAATCACCATCTTTAAATAATTGCAAAATAGAGTCATTACCGCACTCAATAAACGAATACCCTCCCAGCTCTGCCATTAATTTATTAAACTCTTCAGCTTTCATTGTTATCTATCCGGTTATTGGGGTTAGTCTCTAAAAAACGCATAAATAAGAGCGCCAAACAACATACCAAAGAAAAACCCTATCCATGCCATTAAAACTAATGCGTCTAACTCTTCCATTATTTACTCCTCTGTATTGTTAGGCTTAAAACTTAGTGATCGAATTCTTAGCGAATATTTCAGCTAAGACGCAGTAGTCTTCTGCATTGTTTATTTTCTTATCGTTAATTCTCCAGTTATCACAGTGCTTCAGCGCAAGCTCAAGAGCCTTCATATAAACTCGTTCATACTTACTTGGAATGCCTTTATCTAGTGGGTTAGGCTTTCTGTCTAGCTGTTTCTGTAATGAAAAAATATTTTCTTCAAGAGCTTTAATATGCTTATGGCTTCTTTTTTTACCTGCCGCATAACCCTTTGAATACTCATTTGCCTGCTCTTTATTTGTCATACTCATAATCATCTCCTCACCAATTAATAATGACTACAGGCGAACATATAGCCAGTAAGCCTGCGTAGATTGATAGTTGAATTAACTCAGGCATAATATAAATTCTCTCTTACAGTTTCAGGATTGCCGCCGAATATAAAAGAATCAATCAAGCCAGTAGCATGGCTTTTAGGAATTCTCATGTAGTAAGCCGCTCCTGTTTTTGTCACTTCACCCGTTCTTATTATTTCTTCAGTTTTAACCATTGCTTTAATAGCGTAACTTGCGGTTGATTTAGCTACATTTAAACGCTGTACAAGCATTGGAATAGTAAAGGGCTTGTCTAGTGTTGTGATGTAATCAATAACGACTTGTTGAGCAGTTAAAGAAGCCCCGCCAGCATATAAAAACACGGGGATTTCTTTTAGCCTTATATATACCGCATAAACGCCGCCTTTAGGATTGACTACTTTTCTAACTCTTTTTATATAATCCTTTTTGCTTAAAACACTGAAAAGGCTGCCCAGGTCATACACCTTTTTACCTATTCCGTTAGCCACATCAGCGGCCATAAATTCAGTATTAAGCTCGATAGTATTCATAAACATTCGCGCTTTGTCTGAGGTTCTAACTTCACTTTGATTGCTCATATCTCACCTTGTTAAAAAAGACCCTCTAAAGTTGGATAGAGGGCCAATGTGCTGGAGTCAGTCAGCATTACTCGTTAGTAGCTGATAGCTACGTTTGGTATTAAACGCTTTGCAATTAAAGTCACTGCCTGCTTTGCGTTTGTTTTATTCATTCCACCAGCTACTAGCGCATCAATTGCAGCGTTGTTTATTGCTGCTTTGTGCTTTCGGTCTTTTTCTCTGGCTTCGGCTTCTTCTAGTTCACGCTTCCTTTGTGACTCAAGATCACGTAAAAGCTGTTGCTCTTTTTCTTTTGTTTCACGTTCTGCTAGTTCGGCTCTTTCTTTTAATTCAATTTCACGTTGCGCAGCTGCTTCTAGCTCTTGTTTTATTTTCAATTCAGCGGCCTTAGTCGCTCTTTCTTCTGCTTCCTTTGCTATCTGCTCGTCACGTTCTTTTTGTTTCTGTGCGGCTTCCTGTGCGTCGATTACAGCCTGTTTAGCGTCAAGTTCCGCTTGTTTCTCGTCCATGATTCTTTGTTGTTCAGCTTGTTGGGCTTGCTGGGTTTCAAATGCTTCGCGCTCTGCATGAGTTTTTGTTAATAATTCGTGAGTTGATTTGAACGCAATTTCAGCAGGTTCTAAAAACTCCTGATAATTGGCTTCATTAATTTCAAGGTCTTCCAGTTTATCTAATCGCTCTCGAATATAACTGGCTTTTACTCCGAGCAATCCATCAGAAAAAGATTTTATATTAAAAATTTTTGACTCAATACCGGATATACGCGCCTGTTCTTTTTCAATGGCTTCCTGCTTTTCCCGTTCTTCTTTATCATCCTGAAGCTTTTTAGCTTCTTTGTATGGGTCTTCAAGGGCTGTAATTTCAGAGGTGATTCGCTTTGCTTCAGCATCTACTTTCTTTCCCCATGCTAAAGACTCAGCTTTCAGCTTTACTCGCTTTTTCTCAATTCCGATACGCAAGGGGCTGATTTCTTTAAGTCCGGCCTTGATAAGCTCATAACCTTCTTTTGTTGAAGCGTCCGGTACTTCCTCAAACTTTTCTTTAAGCTGTGCGAGCGCCGCATCTGTTACGCCATACTCAACAACCTGATTAACTTCTTTTTCTTGTAACTGTGCATTCATTGTTAAAATTCCTTTAATATTTCAAGTACGCGATTCCGCTCAATATCTACAGCGGTTAGCTGAGGTTTTAACCCTGCGACTATTTTTGCATCTGGATAATTGCGAATCGTGATGCTTGGTAGGTCAGGGTGATAAAGGCAAAGGTCACACCATTCACGCTCAGCGATTAGCATTTGCATTTGTATCTGGGCTATATAATCTGTCGGGGCTTTGTTGTTCTTTTTAAAATAAAGCAAAGCCTGGGTATGTTTCTTAGAAGACAAGCATTTGATTTCTATCAACCCATCATCACCAACAACACCATCAGGAGAAGCCGCCCACCTCATTAAATCGTCGGTAATAATTCCGGTTTCAATAATTTCAACCTGATTAGTCATTTCATAATTTGATCTAGCTTCAGGCTCTAATTCAGTACCGCGCTCCGTGTGAACGTTTCCAGCGAATGAGTCGGTAGACTTACCAGCAAACATGTCATTAGCCAGCTCTACAGCGTACTCAGACATTGATTTGCTGGCTGCACCTGTAGAGGTGATAAGCTTCTTTGCATTTGATGCAGAGGGCTTGCCATTTCTAACAGCCCACCATTCATCACTGTACTGTTCCATATTGTGAATAATCATTATTTACCCTTTTTATTTGCAATAGTTTCGTTGATTTTCTTCACTACTTTTTCATAGTGCTGAGCCGGTAAATCTTCAATTGATTCGACGTTAAAAGCTTTAGTAAACCAGCCCATGAATAGCTTCATATTCAAGCCGTTATCGGTTATTTTTGAATGCAAGGTATTTGATTGCTCTTCTGTGATTAGCTCGACTGTACGGCTTGAGCTGTTTCCATCGTCGTTAATATTCCCATCTACAGAGGCAACACCCATAACCGCCTCGAATGTTTCAAGCTTTAGGTATGTTCTGGTTGATTTATGGCCCTGCAAAACATTCTTAGCTCCTGACTTGTCCACTTCACCATATAGGGTTACGGATTCTTCATGCCCTAACTTATGCGCTAAAATACAAGTAACAGTGATTAGATTGTTTTCTGGTTTTGGAAAATCCCATCTTGCATTAAGTCCGTGTTTTCCCGCCTCTTCATTGACAGTGTTAACCATGTTTCCAATAGATACATAATTAGAGCCATACTGTTTATTAAGCATGTCTTTAACGATCTTAGGAGGATTCTTTTTAAATTCGGCTAAAGCCAGGTGAAAGGCTTTTCTTGCTTCATTCGCTTCATATTCTTTCTGAAGTGCAAGCATTTCTTTCATGTCTGAAATCTCAAGACCTGCGGCTTTTGCTTGCTGCATAATCTGAACAGGCGACAACTGAATCACGCCAGGCTCTTGAATAGTTAAATTATTATCTTCTTTTGTTACTAGGTTTTGTGCTTCCATCTTCTCTACTCCAATTAAATTTGCGGATTTTTCTCAAACAAAAACTTAAACAAGCTTTTGCGTGGCTTACGTGTTGCCATTGGTTTAGTTACTCCGGCCATAAAGCAGCCTAAAAGGTAAACAAACAGCAGGGAAGCGAAGGGTAAAATAGTTAGTAGTGCGTCTTTCATTTCCTACCCCTTCCGATTAAGCGAGATATAAGAAGCAAGGCCGGCGTTATGAATCTTTTTAAATAATCGGCCAATTTCTAATTCATCGTTTGAGTTAATCGTCATTTTCATAAGCTGATAAAATTCCGTTTCGTTTTCATCCATCACAAAATCAGTCATTAGCGACCATAATTCATTAGTGCTAGAACAAAGCTTGTCTATAACTTTTTGATCTGCATCAACTGTGTATTTTGTTTCGTCCTGATAATCGCTTTTGATTTGGTCGCGGTACAACTCAGGATATAAGCTGATTTCCTGTAGATTTTTCTTAATGTCTACGCTGTTGAATATGTCCATTTTCTGACTCCCGTGTTTTTGTGTTTTGCTTTAACTTGAGTACAAGTGTACTTGCTGTATGCGAAAGAGTCAAGCACGATTGTACTTAAAAGTTGAAATAATTTAAGGCGTGGATATAAATTCAGATAAGAATCATATATTTAAGAAGAGGAAAATTTATTTATTTCGAGCGTGTTTTTCATCATCTGCATACGGCGCTGATGCTTGAGCAACGCCTCTAAATATGTGCTTTGCTGATTCCGATGAATTTCTATAGCTTTCCAAGAGACTTTGTTCTTCTGAGTCCATGTTAGGCGTTATAATCAACCATGTAGGGATATTAAAGCCATGAGCTAGTCGCTCTATTATATCTATAGTTGCGCTAGTGCTTTCATTTAGTATCTTGTTTATGCCTTTCTGAGATACACCCGTTTTCTTTGCGGCTTGAGCCTCGGACAATTCTTCTTTGTCCATTAAGTGTCTCAGATTGGCGGCTAGTGCTGTTTTTGATGGCATTTCTTTCATACCTCTAACTATAAATAATAAATTAAGTACACGAGTGCTTGACACTTGAGCCTATTCTAAGTACAGTTGTACTCATGAATACATTAAACATTACAAAAGACGATCTTCTTACCGTAACTCACGGCCTTTTAGTTAATGACAGCAGGTCGCTTTCTGTTATCGCTGACGAATCAGGCTTGAACTATCACTGGCTTGGAAAATTCAAGCAAGAGAAGTACGAAGACCCAGGCGTTAAGAAAATTCAAAAACTTTATTCGTTCTTGATTCTTAGTGCATAACCAAAACCATCCGTTAGTTAAAAGCTTACGGATTTTATTTAACAGGGGTTAGTCAACTGAAATCAACCTCTGGCAAGGAGTCGCAAACATGCAACAAGAAATGCCTATTTTTCAAGATGTTAAGCAGGTTATGACTTATGCACCAATGGAGCTAGTTAAGACCTGTAGACACCGCTTAGATGCTATTCGTTTGTGCATCCAATTAAGCAGGTTATCTGATGAAACGATACGTGATGAATTGAAAATTGATAAGGGTCACTTCTCAAGAATGATGAAAGGCTCTGCCAATTTTCAGGACGCTAAAGCGAATCAATTAATGCAGGTATGCGGTAACTATGCCCCGCTTCAATACGAGGCGTGGTCAATGGGATTTGAGCTTGTAGAACGTGCAAAAGACAAACGCATTACAGAGCTTGAGCAAGAATTAGCAGAATTAAAGGCGGGTTAAAAATGAAATTATCAGACAAAAAACGCGAGCATTTAATAAATTTTTTAATGGATGCAGCAGAAGACGAAGACCTGAAAGACCATAGAAAACAATTTAATGAAACCGCAACAATTTTAATCAACGGACGATCAATTGAGCAAGTTAACAAAATGGAAATGAAGCAATTCGGGCGGGCAATGGGACAACAGTAATGGCCGGTGACTGGATAAAATTCGAGACTTCAACATCAGACAAGCCAGAGGTTTTTATTATGGCTGCAAGCCTTGAAATCGACCCTGATGCTGTAGTCGGTAAGTTGTTGAGAGTCTGGAAATGGTTCGATGAACACACAGAAAAAGGTAACGCTCCAAGCGTTAGCAAAATGTTACTAGATCGAGTTACCGGCGTTAATAAATTCTGTGATGCAATGATCGGGGCTAATTGGATGAACGAAGAAAACGGACAAATATCACTACCAAACTTCGATAGACATAATGGACAAACCGCTAAGACCCGCTGTCTGACTGCAAAAAGGGTAGCAAAAAGCAAATTAAATAGTAACGCCAAAAGTAACGCTCCAAGCGTTAGCGACCCGTTACCTAAAGAAGAGAAGAGAAGAAGTAAAGATAGTCCGAGAAAAAAATTCTCGGAGGATGATTTTTTGATGGCTGAATTTATCTATGAAAAAGTTTTGAAGGTGGCTGATAAAACCAAAAAACCAAACTTAGAAAAATGGGCAGATACAGTTCGACTTATGCGAGAACAAGACAATTTAAAACACAGCGAGATTAAAGCCGTTTTCTTGTGGGCTAATTCAGATGGTTTCTGGGCGACTAATATTTTAAGCCCAACAAAACTACGAGAGCAGTTTTCACAAATATCAGCAAAATCCAAGCCGGTGCTTAAAAGTGTTCCGCAAGGTATGCAATTAGCGGGAGACGAAACATGGTAGCCGAAGTTTTTAAATTACCGCCCATTCCAGAAAATCGTGATGCAGAGCAAAGCGTTTTAGGCGGGTTAATGCTTGACCCTGATTCGTGGGGTAAGTTGCAAGGAAAGATTGAAGAGAATGATTTTTTCTATTCAGATCATCGTGAAATATATCAAAGCATGACAAAAAACATAGCGGAAGAAAAGCCGTTAGACCCTGTAACTATCGCTGACAAGATGGGCGGCGATCTTTTCACATACGTGCTTGAGTTAGCGAACAACGTTCCATCGGCTGCAAATATCGAAGCCTATGCGGATATTGTCAAAACAATGTCCCAAAAAAGGCGGCTGTGTGGGATTTTTGCTGATGGCCGGCAATTAATTAACGATGGAATGCAGCCTCAAGATGTAATTTTAAAAATAATGGAAGAGGTCGAAGGTGTTGCTCATGAGCGCATGGGTACGTCGAAAGATTTTAGACAGATTTTATCCGCTGGCCTAGATGCAGTTGAGGAAGCTAGAAAGCTAAGAAAAACCGGAGCGGTTACAGGTGTGCCCACTGGAATCCCTATGCTCGACCAAATGTTAAGCGGGTTAAGGAAAAGTAAATTAGTCATTGTGGCAGCAAGACCAAGTGTAGGAAAAACAGCTTTAGCAAATCAAATAGGCTTACACGGCGCAAAGACAGGGCATAACGTAGGCATCCTATCTCTCGAAATGTCAGACGAAGAACTAGCGCACAGGGCTTTCGCCCATGAGTACCAAATAAACGGCACAGCGTTAAGTTATGGCGACGATAGGACTGTTAGCGAATTAATGGGAAAAGTTGCTGCAAGGAATATTAAGAATTACCCCGTTTTTGTTGATACCGATACATACACCCTAAGCGGTTGCGTAGCCAGGGCGAATGAATGGCATAGAAAACATAAATTAGACTTGTTGATTGTTGACCATATCGGGTTAGTTGAAGTTGAAGCAGCTAACAGAAATGAAGGCGTAGGCGCTGTAACTCGCACACTTAAAAAATTATCTAAAAAATTAGACATTCCCATAATCGCGGTTAGTCAGTTGAACCGTGAATCAGAAAAATTAAAACGCAAGCCTCTTTTATCCGACTTACGAGACTCTGGAAATATTGAGCAAGACTGCGATATAGCTATTTTTTTGCATACAGACGAAGCGAATCAAGGCAAAGAAACATTACCCATTGAAATAGGCATTTTAAAGCACAGGGGAGGCCGTAAAGGCTGGCTTCCTCCGGTATTCAGTTTTGTTGGTTCTACGCAAACTATACGGGAGCTAGCGAATGCTTAGAAATATATTAAACGACGAGTACAAAGAAATTCACAAAGCAGAACAGAAGCAGCGTGAAATCGCCTTAGAAAAAAAGAAAGAAGAAAACCGAAAAAGAATGCCTGTTACAGCTTCAATAGTAGACGATTTTAAAAAGCTGTTTGGTGATGTGAGAGTTTTAAAAACTAACGAGAATCAACTGGAGTCAGTTAAATGATTAAAACCACGAGCAGAAACGCACTAGCAGCTTTGGAAGAGTCAGGCATGGCAGGAACGCAAAGAGCCTTAATTTTAAAGCACATGGTTAAGCGTAACAAAAAAAGCGGCTACACCCGCGCAGAGTTAGAGCATTACTTAAATATGCGTATTAGCTCTGTATGCGGAAGGGTTAGAGAGCTTTTAGATAAAAAGTTAATACGGGTTGATGGGGAGAAAGTCTGCCCTATAACAGCGAAGTATGTCGAAGCATTAAAAATTGTAATTTAGGGGGTAGAGAAATGAATAAAAAAGAAACTATAGAAATTATGCAAGTTGATAACGGTTATTTAGTTAAGCCTGTAGTCGGTCGTGATCGTGATATGTGTATAGATGGAAGCTCGTTCACTGTTTTTCAATCATTGGAAGAGTTAAAGAATTTTTTAGATAGTCATTTTTCATTTAGGCGAATGAGTATCTTACCTGATTTTACAGATGAAAAATAATTGTCTGAATACAAAACAAAACCAGTAAAAGGCGGGTATGTGATCGAAAGGCCGGACGGTTCCAAAGTTGACAATCACATATTTAAATTTGAGTGGCAGGCCGAAAGGCGGTTAGAAATAATTAAGGCTATGGGGTATTGCAAATAATGGACGCAAAAGCATTGAAAGGCGCAATTTCAAGAAAGAAGCATATGCAGATTGCTTTAGTTGATAGTAATCCATCTGGTTTTAAGATTAAACCAGCGAGCAAGGCTAAAGACTGGGAATACGAGAGCGTTGATTTCATCGGTGTATTTTCGCCTGGAGTTACATTAAACACGATTAGAAAAGAATTAACACTTCAAAAAGCAATATTAAACGATGTTATGGAGTTGACACTATGACAGAACAAAAATCAGAAAAGCAAAAGACCTGCTCAGAGCCAGGCTGCAAAAGAAAGCTAACAAAAGAGCATACAACCATATGCGAGCATTGTTTCGAGACTGCAAGGGCTTCTTTATTTCATCGGTGCGGGGTGAGTAAGAAATGATAATAGCTAACCAATACCACAAAAACAGAGCAATAGAGCTTATCAACTCATGGAGCCTCAAAACTCCAATGGAGTTGATAGGGCAAATATACAAGCCAGACAGAACAAAAGCACAAAACAGGCTTTTATATAAATGGATAGCTGAAATAAATAAACAGAGCGGCAACGGAATAGATCACGAAAGAAACACGCTTAAATTTAGATACGGCTGTCAGGTATTAATGCAGAACGATAAAAACGAGGATTTCAGAAGCTTTTACGGCAAATTAGTAGAAACATACGACTATGAAGATTGCGTTAAGTCTATGGCGTTTATATCGGTTTCTAGTCTGATGAATGTCAGTGAATTTACAGAGTATTTAAGGCATATAGAAACATACGCTCTAGGTTTAGGTTATCACTTGAGCAAGCCGGACGAATATAAAAATGCAATGGGCATTAAATAATGTTCCAAAAGCAAAATAACTGGCGAAACGTAAACAGCGGAGCGTTAGCCAGTAAATAAATCTATCCGCTTAATTAAAGGCAAAATATTATGAACGACATTGAAGAAGAGATACAAAAAAAGGGTTTAACGGCCCCACGAATCACACCTGAGCGTTTGAACGAAGTCATAACAAGTGAAGACTACCATGTATTTGAAGGCAGCCAGCTAACAGTTTGCTGTTTGACGCTTGAAAACGGTTTTACGGTTACTGGTGAAAGCGCATGCGCAAGCCCTGAAAACTTTAATGCTGAGTTGGGTCGAAAAATAGCGCGCGACAATGCAAAGAATAAAATCTGGGCATTAGAAGGCTATCTGCTTAAACAGTCGTTGCACGAAGCTGCTTAATTGAGTAGCAAGCTCACAAAAAGCGCAAGAGGTCAGGAGTGCCAAGTCCGCATTCCTGATCATTGCAATTTCAATCCTGAAACTGTCGTTTTAGCACACGTAAACGGCGGCGGTATGGGAATGAAATCAAATGATATTCACGGGGCTTTTTGTTGTAGCTCATGTCACGACATTTTAGACGGTAGAAAACCAGTAAGAGAATACACGCAAGACGATTTAAAGCTTATGCACCTTGAAGGGGTGATAAGAACACAGTTGATCTGGATTAGTGAGGGGTTGCTTTGAAACATCAAGAAGACGACGAGCAAAAGGCTTTGATTCAATGGGCTAACGCAACAAAACAAAACAGGGAAAGCATAGGGGCGTATTTATTCGCAATACCAAACGGAGGCAGGCGAAACCCGAAAGAGGCCAAAAGATTAAAGTCACAAGGCGTTAAAGCGGGTGTGTCTGATTTGTTTCTACCTTTAGCGCATGGGGGTCATTTAGGGTTATGGGTTGAGATGAAATCAGCACTTGGAAAACTAACCGATACGCAAGAAGAATGGTTGTTAAAAATGGAAAAACAGGGTTATGAAATCGCTGTTTGTTATAACTGGATGCAAGCAAGGGACACGATTAAAAGGTATTTAGGGCTACCACAAACGCAGGTGATAAATGACTGATAGATCAAGCATGGGTTACTACTCAGACCCCGAAAGGGTGGCACTTAATGAAGAGAAGGGGAGGCTTAAGGTTGATTATGGGTGTCAGGTTTGCAGAAATAAAGACCTTGCCACTATTTGTTTTGAGTTAAGGATTTGCAAGAAAGGGCTTTCGCCAATTAACGGTAAAAAATACTGCAATGAGTGGGTGCTTGAAGATGATTGATAAAATAGATTACTTAATCGAAGGGTGGGCCGATGAGATGCAAAATATCATGGAGAGATCATGCTTAAATTATCCTAATGCTTCATCCATTGCGAGAATAAATGAGGGCGGGTCACAAGTCCCCGGCTCAAAATGCCCTGAAATGTTCACAAGTAGACGGACAACAATATTTCAAGGTGTTTACAAAGAAATGAGAAATAGCTGGAAGAAGATTATTTTTAAGCGGTACATTGAAAGAGAAAAATTAAGCAGTAAGGATTATCATATTTTAGAATTGATTCATCATTGGGTTGATGGTCATATAGTTGGCTTGCTAAAAGAGTGATAAGTGTTTGACATTCCAGAATAATCTGGTGATAATAAGTTACAGTGTCTAAATTGACTCTGAAAAGCAAGCTCTTCCTTAACAGGCAGGGCTTTTTTTATGCAAGAAATAAAGTAAGTCAAAAACTAAGATAAGGTATCGGCGGAAGTTAGCGCTCCGTTTCTCCGGTTCGATTCCGGTTCAAATTCATAGCCTCGTTACTTTTTAAGTGCGGGGTTTTTTATTGCAAAAAATTCACTGTCGAGATGACAGCGAGGACGAGATTATGAACTTATCCGCTAATAGCACTCAGTCAATTTTTAATAGAGAAACTGACTCCGGCAAAGTTGCCGTTTTTGGTGCTTTAGGACGTGATTTTGAGGCGGAGATAAAATACGAATCAAAAACGCTAACAGATACTGTTTCTATTGTTTTAGATGGTAAAAATGACGATTTATGGGAAACCATATCGACGATTATTGTTAAGTCTGATGAGGGCTCTAAGATTGAGTATTTAAGCCACACCTACGAAACAGTAAGAGCTACAGTCTCTAGTATAAGCGGTGGCTTTGTTAGTTTAATTACCCATACTGGCGATAAATCTTCAAGCAATCATAGAACACCCGCACTGCCTTTGTCTTATATCTCAAATAGTAGCGGAACCCCGTACATTAGTGGCGACAATTTATCAATAAAAGTTCCTGGCCTGACGGCGGTTTCGAATGGCAGTTCAAATAGATTTACAGCGGAGAAAACGCTAACACCTGAACTGCCAAATGTGGAAATTGTTGCTACAGAGGCCCTGTCTAATGGCGGCGTTATGACGATTGCATCACAGCCACAACATTTAGCGAAACTTCAAATTACAGTTAATGCGGTATCTGAGGCGGTCGGCACAGCCGATAATTTTGTAATAGCAGGTAATGATGAAAGGGGTATCGGCCTTGAAGATACAGTTTACCCATCTACATCAATAAGCATTGGAAGTTCAGACACAGTAGTAAGTAATAAGTATTTTGCTTCAATAACCAGCATAACAGCAAATGGCATGGCTTCAGGTGTAACGGCCAGCGTTGATGAGCATCAATTTAGAGGCCATTTAAAGCTTGATTCTACAGGCTCTATAGATTGGGCCTGGGATAATACGTACTCTGAAGGAGAGCAGCGGCTGTGTTCTTTCGAATGCTTGTCTACCGGAATTATATCAATTCAGGATTGGCGCTTAATGGGGCCAATTGCGAAGGCGCAGAGAATAGGTTCTGAAGTTTTAGAATGGTCTGGCGGTTTTCCTGAAGGGCCTAATGATTGGTTTGGTAATTGTATATATACAGCTATCGAGGCAATGGATGGCAATCTAATAATTGCGGGCAATGGTGGTCGTGTTTGTGAGTTTGATGGTCTTGAGTTTGATGGAGGGTATCGGCCCAGTGTTATAACTGCGTTGGATAATATTTCATCAATTGCTTCTATAGGTAGAAATGCCAATGAGGAAGAGATATTTTATGTTGGCACATATAGCGGTTTATTGTTGCAGTGGAATAGGACTGCTAATGTATGGACGGATGTGACGCCCATATTAACAACGGCTGGTTGGGCTTCAGGTGCAGCTATCAATGCAGTGGTTAAGGGTGGTGGTAATAATTTAGTTTATATATTGGGCGCTGATGGTGCTTACTCTTTAATAGACAATAACAATACTACGCCTAGCATCGGTGGGCTTGGAAAGCTTAATGCAATTATTGGCTCTGATGAGATATTTGCGGGTGTTTATGCCGACAATTATTTGTGGATAGTGGGCGGTGGTGCGTCTGGTATTCGTTTTATTGCGTATCAAGTGTTAAGTAATTATTACGGGATTGATTTGAGTGATTATTTGCCCGGCGCGGCGGCTGATCATGGGGGTAGCTCTGCATCATTAAGAGGTATATCTGTTGATCAGTCGGGTAATCTTGTGTTTTGTGGTGTCGGTAGCTCTTTCTATATGGCTGATTGGAGTACGCGACAGTCTTTTGGTCGTGGCTTAATGGCGCTCACTTTAGAAGCTGGTAATTCTGGTGTTCTACCTGCCGGGTTTACGGTTTCTGATGGAGCTAATACATACAAGACTCTATACGATGCTGAGTGCTCGCACACTGGGACGCCGACTATTTATGTTGAGGTTGAAGCTGTTGAGCGTGGTATGCAAGGGATGGCCGTTGCTGGCACAGTGACAACGGTTGTTGATTCATGGGCCCCTGGGGCAGGCGCAACAAGAATAGGGCCTGTCAATGGTTCATGTACTAACAGTACCGCAATATCAATGGGGCGTTTAATTGCTAATGGTACGTGGGGGACTCAGGGCCTTCCAAAATCTATTATTTCATCTCAAACGCTTGCTGTTCGCAGAACGGCTGAAAAAACATATTTATCAGGCCAAGGTGGTGATGTTTTTGAGTTTGATGGTTCGATACTCAGAGATATTACACCACAAGTTCAATTCAAAGGAAGAAATACAACGGCCATTTTAGGGCGTGGTTGTATATGGATGTTTGGCGATGAAGGCAAGATTTTTAGTTTGCCAATATGATTTCACGCACTCTACAAGCTTTATCGCAAGACAGGTTAAAAACTGTTCAGAATGAAAACTCAGTATTAACTTATTCTGTTAACTGGGGGCCGCAAATTGATACTAATACAATCAGCACAAGCACCTGGACAAGTGAAGACAATATAACTATAGCAGGCGAAGCAAATACAACATTAACAGCTTCAGCGACATTATCCGGCGGCGTTGGCACTCATCGAGTAGTAAACAAAATCACCACATCAGACGGACAAACAGACGAGAGAATTATTATTTTAACTATATTAGAGAATGATGATTATTTGAGGGATTATGAGTAAGGACAAACTAACAGATAAACAAGCTTTGTTTGTTAAAGAATACCTTATCGATTTGAATGCAACTCAAGCCGCAATTAGGGCCGGATATAGCGAAAACACTGCACAAAAAATAGGCTCTGAAAACCTCTCAAAACCACTTATTGCCGATGCAATAGCCAAAGCAATGACTAAGCGCACAGAAGAGCTTGAAATAGATGCTAAATGGTTGCTTAAACGCTTAGTAGATGAAGCTACAGCAGACATTGCAGATTTATACACTGAAACAGGTGGATTAAAGCCCGTTCATGAGTGGCCTAAGATTTGGCGACAAGGTTTAGTCGCAGGCTTAGAGAGTCAGCAACAGTTTGAATATATCGACGGTGAAAAGGTTCCTGATGGTTATCTAATGAAAGTCAGGTTATCAGACAGAGTTAAACGAATTGAAATGATTGGAAAACATATAGATGTTCAAGCGTTTAGCGAGAAATCAACGGTAGTTATTAAAGATGAGCGAACAATGTCAGACGGAGAGCTCGAACGTATCGCCGCAGGTAGCAGCGCGGGAACTTCTAAACAGGCGGATAGCTCGGAAAAATTACACTAGTTATTGTGAGTACGTGGCTTCTGATGAACCGCCAGATACACATCATAAAATATTATGTGAAGCATTAGATAGGGTTGTAGATCATCAGTTAGGGCTAGAAAACGGCATTAGAAATCTTATGATTTTCATGCCTCCAGGTTCGGCAAAGTCAACTTATGCAAGCGTAAGGTTTCCCGCTTATTACTTAGGCAGGCTTGGAAAGAAAAATATTATATGTGCTTCTTATGGCGAAAAACTAGCAACAGCATTCGGGCGCAAAGTTCGGAATTTAGTTGCATCAAATGAAAGTCATAAATTATTTCCTGATTTAGTTTTAACTCAAGATTCGCAAGCAAAGGGCGAATGGGAAACTGAAGACGGCGGCACTTACTTTGCCGTAGGTGTTGGCGGTGGTGTTACTGGTAGGCGGGGTGATTTAGGTCTAATTGACGACCCTGTTAAGGGTAGAAAAGAAGCTGATAGCGACACAGTAAAACAAGACACTTGGAATTGGTATAACTCAGATTTTTTAACCCGTTTAAAGCCCACAGCGGCACAAGTGATTATACAAACTCGATGGGTTGATGATGATTTGTCAGGAAGAATATTGCCTGATGATTGGAACGGTGAAAGCGGTGTATTTACCGGAAAAGAAGGTAAGGAATGGCATGTTATTTGTCTGCAAGCTGAAGCCAAAGAAGGCAAAAATGACCCGTTAGGTAGAAAGCCTGGCGAATGGTTGTGGCCTAAATGGTTTACCCCTGAATACTGGAAAGAAACAAAAGCAGCGGTTCAGAAAAGTGATTCCAGAACATGGAGTGCATTATATCAGCAAACACCAACGGCAGACGAAGGAACTTACTTTAAGCGCGATTGGTTTAATCGTTATCCGTTAGGCGATCACCCTAAATATATTACAAAGTTTGGCGCTAGTGATTATGCGGTTACTGATGACGGTGGAGATTATACAGAGCAAGGCGTGGCAGGTTTATGCCCTGAAAGTAATCTTTATATGATTGATTGGATTTCCGGTCAAGTAGAGTCTGACGAGTGGGTTGATGACTTGCTCGATTTAACTAAAAAACATAACCCTGTTATTTGGGGTGCTGAAGTAGGCCAGATTAAAAAATCAGTTTCACCCTGGCTTAACAAGCGAAGTTTAAAAAGAAAAATATTTATTGACCTTGAGCCAATGTCACACGTTGGAGACAAGGCGGCCAATGCGCGATCTTTTCAAGCAATGGCAAAACTAGGAATGGTTTATATCCCCATTTGTGATTGGGGCGATGAATTAATAAGGCAGTTAGTAAAATTCCCAGCTGGCGCTTTTGACGACAAAGTTGATGTATGCGGATTAATGGGCCGATTGATAGACAAGGTTTACGAAATATCACCACCGGACAAACCGAAAGAAGAAAAACACGACGATTATGATGATTTTGACAACGACGAAGGCGACGACTGGAAAACTGTATGAATGACATTCACACTAAGCTTGTCCAGTATGTAGAAACGTTCTTCGAGCATACCTTGTTGGGCCATTCTGAAGCTCGCACACGTCGAGATTATTACAACGGGATACAACATACAGCGGAAGAAGTAGCGACCCTTAGAAAGCGTAAGCAGCCTGTAGTAACTGACAACCGTATCAAACGCAAAGTTGACTATTTGCTAGGTGTTGAGCGACAAACACGCACAGACCCTAAAGCATTCCCACGCACACCAGATGACGACGAATCAGCGCAGGTTTTTACTGATGCTATTCGATTTGTTTGCGATAACAATGACTGGGACATGGAGCGCTCAGAATCGTTTGATTATTTATGCGTAGAAGGTATCGAGGCGTACATGATCGACGAGGGTGAAATGGGCGGCGAATCTCAGATTATGCCCAAACATATCCCGCATAATCGGTTTATATATGACCCTCATTCAACAGATAGATACTTTAGAGATTCGAAGTATCTTGGCGTTATCACATGGATGGACATAGAAGACGCTAAACAGATGTTTAAGGGTAAAGAAGAGGTTTTAAATGTTACCCCAACACAAACTAATTCATCTTTTGACGATAAGCCTAATAATGCTATATGGATTGATTCAAATCGTAAGCGGGTAATGATTATATTGCTCGACTTTTTAGAGGCTGGCGTTTGGCATAGAGGGTTATTTACTAAGGAAGGAATGTTATTTGAAGCAGAGCCTTCGCGTTTTATTGACGAGTATGGGCAACCAGAAAGTAATATTGTGGCGGGTGGTGCGTTTATAGATCAGGATAATGATCGTTACGGCATTGTTAGACAGATGATTTCCCCACAGGATGAAATTAATAAGCGTCGATCTAAGTACCTGCATTTACTTTCACAGCGTCAAACATATGGCAATCAAAAAGCCGTTGAAAATGTAAATAAAGCCAAAACTGAAATGGCTAAGCCTGACGGGCATCTTGAATTACAAGGCAACGCTCAATTAGGGGCTGATTTTGGCGTTCTTCCTACAGGCGATATGGCAATCGGCCAATTCAACCTGCTACAAGACGCGCTAGGCTCGATTGAAGGCATGGGGCAGGGTGATGTTGTAGGCTCAACCGCTTCAGGCCGTAGTAAAGAGATTTCGCAGAATTCAAACCTTATCGAGTTAGGTCCGTTATTCGATACACATAGACAAGTTTCTAAACTGGTTTATAAGCAAATATTCAACCGCATAAAGCAATCATGGACAGGTCAGAAATTTATCAGAATAACTGACGATGAAAAGAACGTTAAATTCTCAGAATTAAATAAGCCAATGACAAATGCGGATTTAGTTATTGAGAAGCTAGGAAGGGAAGAGGGTGAAAAAGTTATTGCTCAGTATCAAGGCGACCCACGACTTAACCAGGTGGTAGAAGTTAGAAACGCGCCTGCTCAGGTTAACGTCGATATTATTATTGAAGATGCGCCGGACGTTGCAAATATTCAGTCTGAACAGTTTGAAGAGTTGGTAAGAATTGCGCCAAGCTACCCTGAAGAGGTTAAGTTTAAGCATATCCTGCAAATGTCCACTATCAGAAATAAAGATCAAATACTTGAAGACATGAGCGGCGGGGACGAAGAGCAGCAGGCCTTACAGCAGAAAGTTATTGACCAACAAAACCAGATTAAACAATTAGTAACTGAGTTAGAGCTAAAAGGAAAAGAGGCCAAGATTAAACTTGATAACGCTTCTACTAAAGAAAAGGAAGCACGAGCAAAGCAAATAGCAATTGAAACCGAGGCACAGGAAATAGAGAACGAAATAGCTGTTGAATCGGTGGGAATGTATCTCAGTTAAAACCAAATTTTAAGAATTTAAGAAGCTCCTTTTTAGGGTCTTTTTTTATGCCTGCAATAAAGCAGACCACGCCTCCGGTGTAATCGGGAGATAACCGCCTACGGGTTTACGGTAGATAAGGGTAAGAAAATGACTGATGAATTAGAAGAGTTTTTAAATAACGAATTAGGTGAAGAAACTAACGAAGAAACCACTGAAGACGTGGCAACTGAGGAAGAAGAAACGCCTGAAACTGAAACGGTAGACAAAGAAGAGGAAGCGCCTACGGCTCCCGAAGATGAATCTAAGCCAGAAGACAAAACACCCGAAACTATGCCTATGTCCGCCTTTATGGGGATTAAAAGCGAAAACAAGGAATTAAAGCAGCAGCTAGAAAATTTAAAAAATTCTACGCCGCAACAGCCGAAAGAAGAACCGGACTTTTTTGAAAATCCTGATGAAACGCTCGCGCAACATCGTCAACAGATTCGCAATGAAACCTCTGAGCTTATAGCTAGAGATAAATACGATGACTTTGAAGAAAAAGCGCAACGTTTTGGAGAGATGCTGCAAGAAAATCCGGCCTTACTAGCGCAAATGAATACTCAGTATAACCCTGCTGAATTTGTATATCAGACAGCAACCAAAGACATGCAGTTGCAGGAAATTGGAAGCATTGAAGATTACAAAGCTAAATTAGAGGCAGAGTATGCAGAAAAAATCAAAGCGTTTGAATCAAAGGCTAATACTGCTGAAATTCCGCCCTCAATGGTGGATGTTCGATCTAGTTCTTCACCAAAAGCAGATGAACAGGTCGATACTCTCGATGCAATTTTAAACGGGTAAATTAGGGTTTGTCGTGAGACACCCTGCGACTGTCGTGAGACAGCCAGATTTCCCAATGATGGAGGCCCAAAATGGCTGAAACTACAGTAAGTACAGCAAACCGCGTTAAACAGTGGGACGCAAAAGCACACGCGGCGTATGTTCGCTCTAACCGATATAAGCGTTATATGGGTACAGACGAAAACGCAATTATTCAACTTAAAGAAAACCTGACTAAACAGAAAGGTGATGCAATCACCATTCCTTTGGTTGGTGCGCTTGATGATTCAGGCGGTGCTAATGACGGCTCAACTTCATTAGTAGGTAACGAAAAAGCATTACCTAATGACGGTCACCAAATCACTGTTGCTGTGACTCGTGACGCGGTTGTTGTTAATGTTGAAGAAGAACAGGCAAGTCCTATTGATATTCGTAACGCGGCTAAAATGTCTTTGAAGAATCTTCAAATGCGTTATTTGCGTAATGATATTGAAACGGCTTTACATTCAATCAACGGCCTGGCTTATAGCGCGGCTTCTGAAGCTCAAAAAGATGCCTGGTTAGTAGATAATGCTGACCGTGTTCTTTTTGGTTCGGCTCTTGCTAATAATGCAGCTAACGACCATTCTGCTGCACTATTGAATGTTGACTCAACCAATGACACATTAACTCGTGGTGTTGTTTCTCTTGCAAAGCGTATCGCTCAAACTTCAAGCACTGTTAACGGTGAAGGCTTCCGCCCTCATGTTTTCAATGAAGACGAAGAAACGTTTGTGATGTTTGTACCTTCTCTGGCTTTCCGTGATTTCCGCGCTGATCTTGTATCAGGTGGCGAGCTGAAAGATGCAGAGGTTCGCGGTCAAAAGAATCCTTTATTCTCTGGCCCAACTTCTCTTTTCTGGGATGGTGTAATTGTTCGAGAAATGCCAAGTCTTGGTGTTATTTCAGGTGTTGGCGCTGGTACTCCGGCAATTGATGTTGCGCCTTGCTTCTTATGTGGCGCTCAAGCTTTAGGTATTGCATGGGCTAAACGTACTAAGTCAACAATCGCAAAAGAAGACGACTACGAGTTTAAGAAAGGCGTGGGTTTCTTTGAAATGCGTGGTGTTGAGAAGCTTCAATACGGTCAAAGCGGTTCAGATGCTAAAGATTGGGGCGTAGCAACTGTTTACGTTTCTGGCGTAGCTGACGCTTAATCTTTCCTCTAACTTGGGAGGGCTTCGGCCCTTCCTTCTTTTTACGGTGATTCATGAATTTTAAATACACAGGCGAAATTAAAGATTTAACAATGTTTGGTTATGACTTCTCAAAAGGTACATGCGAAGTTGACGACGAGCATTTTCAAAACAAACTTAAGAATATTCCTGAGTTTGAAATCGTAAAGGCTAAAGCTAAAAAATCAAAGCCAGATAAAGCCAATGACAAAGACTGAGTTAATTAAGCGCGTCTTGATTAAACTTAAGGTTATCCAGTCTGATGATACTGTCTCAACTGAAGATTCGGATTTAATCGGCGCAGTATATGACGAAGTTTATCAAGAGCTTAAAATTCAAGAGCTAGTAACCTGGACTTCTACCGGAGATATTCCGACTAGTCACGCTCAATCAATGATTAAAATTGTTGCCTCTCGTAGTGCTGACGATTTTGAGCATGAGGAGCTAAACGTACAGCGGCTATTAATTGAAGAGTCGCAAGCAATGGACAAGATAGTGATTTTAAACCGCGTCCCTTACGTGTCTACATCAGAGCCGGAGTGTTACTAGTGGCGCGAATTCCAGTAATCACGTCATTGGCTATTGATAAGTTTTCCGGTGGCGTTATTCAAACTACTAGCAGTTCTACAAAGAATGCAGTATTTAGCAAGTATCCGGATGGGCGAGTATTTGCAACTCAGCGTCCTGCTGTGAATGTGTTTGAAGATGCGAGTGCAGCAGTATCTAAAGCGAAAGGAAGAGGTATTTATTACTGGAATAAAGTATCAGCGTTATATTTTGTGAATGAAGATACTGTCTATAAAAACTCTCATTCATCGCCTTTAGCCGCAACGCTTACAGAAGGTACGTCGAGAATAGATTTTTTTGCAATTGGTGAATATTTAGTATTAATTGATTCCGTAAATAACGAAGGCTGGTATATCAATTCCGGCTCATCAACTACATTAAATTCCATAACAGATGTAGATTTCCCGTCAAACCAAACACCTGTTTTGAATCTTGCTAGAGGCGGGGCCGTACTAAATGGAACGCTATACGTTTACGCTACAGACGGAACTATCTGGAATAGTGCTGTAGAAGACCCTACAAGCTGGAGTAGCTTGGATTTTCGCACATCAGAGCTAAAGCCTGACCCCGGCGTTTTAATGTTTAGGCACTCTAATCATGTGGTTGCGGTGGGAACGGGTACGACTGAATTCTTTTACGATAATACAAACCCTACAGGCTCCCCATTAAGCCCGCGAACAGACATCGACCATTCTATCGGTGCGATTGATTCCGATACATTGTGGACGGATGGCGATACCGCTTTTTTTTGCAACCTGAATCATGCTGGCGATATTAACGTAACGATAATGTCAGGGTTTCAGGTTAAAAAAATATCAAATAATGATTTAGATTCTTTGTTAACTTCTGCGATTGTTCACGATGATATAAAAGTTATTGGTAGCGGGTTTTCTTCAGGAGGAAGAGGATTTTATGCTTTAACAATGCACATAATAAGCGACGGGGTCGTAACGCCTTATCAGTCGATTGTATATGACCTTAGCTCCAATACATGGGGTGAATGGGAATTGATGCAGCCTGATATTGTTGAGTTCCCTTTGATTGGATGGACGCAAGCCACATCAACAAGAGCGGGCAATGGAATATTAACAAACGGCGATATTATAACAATCGTCGATAATAAAATACCTTACGACACTATAGAAGCGTCTGCTTATGTTGAGACTGGATATGTAGAAGCTGGATACGTAGCAACAACCCCCGCAAGCGGCAACAATATAGAGCTGGAAATTATCACAGGCCCCGCTGATTTTGGGCGCAGAAACTATAAACGCGCTACCAATTTAAAAATCGTTGCAACACCAACAGAAAACACTCAGTTAATGACTGTTCAAACTTCCGACGAAGGCAACGACAATTACAACACAGGCCGGACAATAGACTTAAGTAAATCCGGCCAAAAAATCACCCGTATGGGACGATTTAAAACGCGAAATCATAAATTAACGTATTCCGGCGACGAACAAATAGAAGTGGAAGGCATTGAATTAGATGTCACTTGAGCCGCCGCTAGAAAACCCAGGGCAAAGATGGTTTTTGAATTTATATAACTTTATTACAGACAATCGAAGACAAGTGTTAACTGTAAGCGGGTCAGTAAAAGAAAACAAAGAATCATTAGAAATAAACGGAACGACAATAGCCGCGACTATTGCAGAAACTAAAAATCATTCCGGCTTATTTGTTGCTAAAAGCTTAAGTATCGGTATCCATACCGTGACACTAACCGCCGGAACTTGGGACGGTACAAACACAGTTGCAACATTTAACGCGGTTGGTGATTTTTTAGCGGTTTATTTTGATTCAAATGGTGACGGTTCAATTATTAATAATAACGGTGTAGTCCTTAGTTAACGTCGTGATGACGTGAGGTGATAATATGGGTGGTTTTGGCGATTTCTTTGATACTGTTGTTACGGTGGGGTCACTTGGCCTGGTTAATCCGGGCGCGGACGATGCGGCGGACGCGCAGGTAGCCTCGCAAAATAGGCAAATAGAAGCAACTGATCGACAGTTTGAGCAAACAAGAGCAGATAATTTACCGTTTTTAGAAGCTGGAACAGGTGCATTAAGTGATTTTCAAAATCTAATTAATAAAGGGCCAAAAGCTCCGACTGTTCCCATTTTTAATGGTGAAGCCGTAGCCGCGCCCACATTAGATCGTTTTAACGGTAGTGCTGTTAATGCGCCCACATTGAACCAGTTTACAAACAATTCAAATATTAAAGACTTTGATTTTGATGTGAACAAAGTATTAGACAGCCCTAGATTTAATTTCATGCGTGAACAGGGCGAAATACAACAAGACCGTGTAGCTGGTAAAAATAGAAATTTAGGCTCAGGCCAGCGGTTAATCGATGCGGCTAAGTTTGGCCAGGGTTTGGCGACTGATGAAATTAATAATGAATTTAACCGACAATTAACAGAAGTTCAGCAAAACAATCAATCAAGTAATCAGCGTTTTAATAATGACTTTACAACCAATCAGGCAAATAATTTAACAGCGGGTAATCAGTTCGATTTCAATAATCAAAACCTTCAAAGCAGAATTTCGCTAAATGACCTAGCCAATAACCAAGCCATTCAGCAGCAAGGCTTAAATAGACAAAATTTAAATGATCGTATGACTTTGGATAACCTAAACAACAGCAGAACATTGCAGAACTTTAACCTTGAGAATGATCAGTTTAACAGCCGTTTAAACCGTCTGGCAGGGTTAATTGATGTAGGTCGAGGCACTGGTACTGCTTTGGGTAATTTCGGAGCTAATGCAACTAATAGCAATAACCAGAACATTCAAAATATGGGTGATATTAGAGCAGCGCAAGAGCTTGCGCCCGTTAATTCCTTCCTTAACTTTGTAAATACGGGCGCTAACGTTGCGGGCGCGTTCAATAAATAGGTGTAACAAATGGCACGACCAATAACGCAAAGTATTTTAAATCAATTGTCTAATCCTCACGGGCAGCAACTGGCCCAATTAAGCCAAACTGCTAACAGGCTCGGACAGCAAAACAGGCAATCAAAACTTAATGAGTTAAATTCTCAGTCTATTAAGTTGCAGCAAGAAAAAGTAAAAGCTGATTTATTTAAGGCTAATGCGCCTGTTATTCATTCAGGGCTAACTCAACTTAAAGATGTTCCTTTAGAGCAAAGATTTGAAGCAGCTCAAGAGCTGTTTAAGGGTGTGCCTGGCATTTCAGAATTGATCGACGACCCTGAAGATTTTACGGACGAAAAGATAAGCCGGAATTTGAATTTTACGGGTCAGTTAATGGCAAATTCAAATAAAAGAAATAATCCTGCTACTAAGGCATTTGCTCCTGTAATGCTTGAAAATGACGAAGGCGAAAAGAAATTTGTTATCCCGACATTTAACCCGCAAACCAACAAAGCAGAGCTTTCGCCTGTAGATATTAAGGACGGATTCAGAATAGCGAAAGAGACAGGTCAAGAAAAACGAAGCGCTGACGTACAAGCAAGAATTAAAACCAAAAGAGGCGAAGCAACCGCAAAAAGCCAGGCTGAACGTAGAGAAGATCAAATAAATCAAGGCTTAGATGCTGCTGACGGTTTCGCCAATGTCGAAAGAGCTTTAACGCTTATGAATAATGTTGAAACAGGCGGGATAGATAATGCGTCATTAAAAGCAAAGCAGTTCTTTGGTATTGAAGGAGCTGACGAGGCCGAACTATCTAATCGAATGGGTAAAGCTGTTTTAAGCCAATTACGCGCAACTTTTGGTGCTGCATTTACAGCGGCGGAGGGAAAGCAATTACAAGTTATTGAGGCTGGCTTTGGTAAATCTACAGAAGGCAACAGACGTTTATTAGAGCAAACAAAGCGAATTATTTTAAGGTCTGCAAAGCGTGGCATTCGTGCCGCAAAAGCTACAGGCGATCTTGATACAGTTGCAGACATTGAAGAGGCTTTAGCGTTTACACTGGATGACAAACCAGAACAGCCTAAGCAAGCGCTACCCCAAATAAACGAACAAGGCTGGCAATTAATGACAGACGGGCAGGGCAATCAAGCCTATGTCGGGCCTAATAACGAAGTTCAGGAAGTGAAATAATGGCTTTTGATTTATCTACAGCAAAACCAGTAGAGACTCAAAAACAAGGCGGTTTTGATTTGTCTACGGCTAAACCTGTTAATTCTGATGTTGAAGCGACAAGCGGAGAAGTTAACAAGGAAGGGCTTAAGAAGCAAATTGGAGACTTTATCTTAAGCACACCAGGCGGAGCAGAATTAACGGAGTTTGGCTCCGCAGTTTCACGAGGCACAACTGGACTAGTTGATTTTTTTGCAACTAAGCCAATTAATGCGGCTTTAGAAATAGCGGGTGTCGATGGCAGGGTTCCTGAGTTAACGGAAATTGCAAGTGACGCCACAAAAGGAAATTTTGTTGAGCCTGGTTTAGTTAAAGACGCTCTGAGAACATCAGGCGAGTTTGTTGGCCCTGCTGGAGCTTTTGGCTCGGCAACAAAAGCAGCAGCGCGAGCTATACCAGCGGTACAGGCCACAGTAAAAACTGTAGGGCAGGGAGTAACTAAACAGTTAGGAGCCTCAACAGCAGCGCAAGACTTAACAGGTGCGGCATTGTCTGGAGCAGGGTTCGAGGCCGGAGGTGATGTTGGCGAGTTTGTTGCTGGCGATACTGGGCGGAAAGTTGGTGAGTTTGTTGGCGCTATTGCTGCCCCAATTAGTCCGGCTGTAATAAAGCACACTACTAAATCACTATTTACTCCAGGTGCAAAAACATTATTAAAAGAAGCCACCCCAACGATTAAAGGATTAAAGGAAGCGGCTAGAGTAGTTTATAAAGAGATTGACGAATTAGGCGCTGTTGTTAGTTCAAATAAAGTAACCAGCTTAGTTAATCAAGTTAAAGCAGTAGCCACAAAAGAAGGGTTTAACAAAAGAATTCACCCAAAAGTATCCGCTGTTTTAGATGAGTTTGGCTCAGCTAAAGGTGTTAATAAATCTGTAGGCGAATTAGATACTTTAAGAAAAGTCGCGCAAAGCGCAGCTCGAAGTATAGAGCCTGAAGAAAAAAGACTGGGCACTATGTTAGTGAGCAAAATCGATGATTTCATGGATAACCTAAAGCCCGCTGATTTTCAAAAAGGCGGAGGTGATGTTGGTGCAAAATATAAAGATGCGCGGCAATTATGGAAGCGAGCTAAGAAATCAGAATTAATAGAGGAAGCTTTTGAACGCGCAGGCAATCAAGCAAGCGGCTTTGAAAACGGAATAAGAGTTCAATTTAGATCAATTCTCAATAATAAGAAAAAAATAAGCGGCTTTTCATCCGACGAAATAAAGGTAATGCGCAAAGTTGTTCAAGGTGGTAAAGCTGAGAATCTAGCGAAGCTTATTGGCAAATTTGGGTTTAGTGAAGGACAGGCAACCAATATGTTGATGGGTTCGGCGGGGGTCTTTGGTGGAGCGGCAGTTGGCGGCCCAGTCGGAGCCGTTGCAGTTCCATTGGTTGGGCAGTTATCAAAATCTCTGGCTCAGAAACTAACCAGAGGTAATGCAGATGCCGCTAATTTAATTGTTAGGGCGGGTAAAAATCCGAATGAAATAGTTAAAGCCTATTTTAAAGCAATACCGAAAACACAAAGAAATTCACAGGAATTATCAGAACTTTTATTAAGGCCTGATATAGCTATTAATAAGATTAATAAAAAATTCCCCGTATCAAAAGACCAGGAAAAACTAATTTCTGACGCTGTATTTTTTGCAAATTTTGTTAAGAATGAAGCCCAAGAAGTTGGGCCAGTAGTCGGCGCAACACAAAGAGCGGCTAACGAATAGTTAATCTTCGCCAATATCTATTTTATTGCTGTTTGCGTAAATTCTTCGGATTGACTTAAGAAGCGTAATTATTGAGTTTAGCTGAGCTATTACATAGCCGACCACGCAAACCACAATAACAGTTATTACATTGTCTGAGACTATCGAGAAAAAAGCGTCCATATAATTTCCAGTGTTTATTTTTAAATAATCATACACCCAAAACACCAACAATTAAAAACAGCAACAAAAACAACAACTTAACGTCGTGATGACGTGAGGCAACTATGAGCAATATCACACTAAGAGCGACCAAAGGCGCTGATTTAACGCAATCAGAGCTTGACGCGAATTTTAAAAAAGCGGCCCAGGCTAAGATTTCTAATTACACGATTGTTGAAGCTGACAATCGAGACACAGTTGAATTTACTGGTACTTTTACCGCGACTTTGCCGGATGCTACAGCGATTGCTGCGGCTTCTGACACAGGTGATTTTGAAGTAACGATTAAAAATATAAGCACTGGAGCTATCACTATAGGTCGAGCTAATGCGCTAGATACAATAGACGGAACGGCTGCGGATATTTCGTTGACTGAGAATGAGTTTGCTTGTTTAAAAGTAAATCAAGCTGGAACTGGTTACAATATTATCAGTATCTCCAATGACAGTAATGCTGACACCGTTGACGGTTTAGATGCCAGTCAGTTCTTAAGGTCTGATACTGATGATACGACTACTGGTAATATAACGATAACGAATGGCGCACCTCAAGTCATACAAGTAGAAACGGGTGTAACCGCTGATAATTCCACGTGGAGAGCCTATCCTAATGGAGAATCATATATATTTGATGTAGCAGACGATGCGCTTTCAGCTTCCGCACAATGGCTACAAATTGATAGAACAGGTACGACCGTAGATCAAGCAATATTATCATGCAATATAATTAATTTGGCAGCCCCTTCCGCTGTTCAAATCAATGGTGTAGATATTGAGTCTAACGCAACCGAACTTAGCTACAACAACATAACCACGTTAGGCACAGTAGAGGCAAGTAAGACAGTTACAGCAGATGCTAGTGGGAATACAAATTTCCCAGCAACTAAAGGGGTAACTTTAGGCGGTGGCACTGATGTTTTGTCTGAGTACGAAGAAGGAACTTGGACACCAACATTGCAGGATGCAAGTCTAAGTGATGCAGAGGGGCAGACCTACAGTGCCAATGGACAAGTTGGAGAATATACAAGGATTGGTAATATTGTTTTTTTCTCTGGATATTTGAGTGTAACAAGTATTGGTACAACAGCAGGGGATGCGCGTATCGCTGGTCTTCCCTTTACGTCAAAGAACACTACTAATTTATATCATGGATTTTCTATAGGTGACAACAATTTAAGCGCACTATCAAATGAAATTTTCGGGTTAATGTGGCCTAATGTAGACTATTTCTATTTAACTAGAGAGGGAAGCATTAAGCTAACGGTGAATGATTTCAATACAAGCGGTGATAATATCAAGTTTAGTGGGCATTATCAGATTTAACTGTGATTTATAAATTATAGTTAAATGGCTATAGCGTGTAACTGCAACGCTAATGATGAGCCTAAATATACCTTTTAAATAATAAGCCCTTAATTGGGTTTTTTAATGCCAAAAACAAGGGCAAAGCATGACAAATGAAAACATCTTAGGTAATAACCGTATGAATTTAACTTCATTTTTAAGACTGATACCTATCATTATTCTATTTGCTAGTGTTGTTGCTTCGTTTGCGGTTGCGAAGGTTGGAATAGATGAAAACAAGGAGGACATAGGAAAGCTAAAAAAAGGTAATGAACAAATGATACGCATGGAAGAGAGGCAAAAATACATACAGTCAGATATTAAGGATATTAAAAAAATACTTGAACATAGGGGTAGATGATGAAATCAGAAGACCTTATAAAAACACACGAAGGGCGTGAATTAAAGCCATACAGAGACACGGTAGGCGTTTTGACGATTGGCTATGGCCGCAACCTAGAAAAAGGGATTAGCGAGCATATAGCTAATGAATTATTCAAAGAAGACATGGTGGACGTTCGTTCAGATTGTTTAAAGTTCGAATGGTTTCATGATCTATCAGAAGTTAGACAAGCTGTAATTGAAAACATGGTTTTTAATTTAGGCTACACCAGATTTTCAAAGTTTAAGAAAACAATTAAATACATTGCGGCTAGTGATTTTCGATTAGCTGCAAAGGAAATGCTCGATTCGAAATGGGCGCGTCAAGTTGGTTATAGGGCCGATGAGCTATCGCATATGATGGCTTCAAACTTATGGGTTAATGAGTGAGAAACTAATGAAAAACTTTGCACTTAAAAGAACGTGTTTATGGGCTATATCTATATTTTTTTTAGCGTTAATTTTTTCGGGCAACTCTGCAAAGGCAGATATAACGCTCGACCCTACAGTGAGGGCAGATTTTACGCTTCTATGGAATCACCCGCAAGAATATACAGACGGGGCGGCCTTGTCTCGTGAGAATATTTTAAGCACCATTATCGAGGTTTCTCTGGATGGCACAACCTGGACTCCATTGCCTGATGCAATCGATGAAACAACCGACACATTACTGAGAGGTAGCGCGACTTTATTAACCGCGCCACTAGCTGAAGGCATTTATAGTTACAGGGTGTTAACGGTAGTTGTTGGTAATTTAGTGTCAAGCCCATCAAACACGACACAGGTAACAGTTTTTATCCCAAAGCCGTCGGCGGCTCCATACCTGTTAATAGTGGAATAGAGCTGTTACTCGCTTCAATATTTGCATTTTTTGAGAGGATTAAATTATGGATGCTGAGACTGTACAGAAGGTTATTCCAACGCAAAAAACCCGCTTAAATTGGCTTAAAGCATTATCTGTTATTGCAACTGCTGCATGGCTGGCCACTATGGCCGGATACATAACAACAGAGGCTAACATGGTCACTTTTGTTATGTGGGCAGAGTTTGAGAAATGGCTGTTTATTTCTTACGGAGCAACAGAGGTAGGCTCTAAATACTCACATGCTGTTATGAATAAATAGGTGAAATTATGGTGTTGTTTATATCTTTAGTAATTCTATGGTTATTTTTCATAGCAACTATGGCGGTTGTTGACGATGCAGAATGGGAGAACTTGAATCTTGTTCAAAAAATCTTTGTAGCGCTATTTGTTATATACGATGTGCTGTGGAATTTTACAGGCGGTTCAATCATGTTTCTTGAGTTTGCAGATATGGACAGAAAGACACTTACTGAAAGGCTAAAGCATATTCTGCATAGTGGTGAATATGAAGAAACAGAATGGCGCTTTAAGCTGGCTATTTTTATGTGCCGATATTTAATTGAGCCTCATGATTTTGGTCACTGTCGTTTAGGTAGGTTGATTAGATGAAGGCTTACCTGATTGTAGGTGCTCTGTGTGCTTGTGTAGGGGCTTTTTTCTATGGCGTGAAGGTAACTAATACCAAATGGATTGCAAAGACGCAGACAGCCATTAATGAGGCCGTGAAAGAGGCTAGATCAGAAGAGAAAATAAAACAGGATAAAGTTAATGAGATACTTCAAACTCAAATCGATGATCTTAACTCCATCAATACTGGCCTTAATGATGACATTATCGGCTTGCGAAACCGTCCAAGTCGTCGGGTCGTGCCCGACAATCCCCAAACTTACTGCAAGGGTGCAAGCGGGAGAGAGCTTTCAAGAGAAGACGCGGAATTTCTTACAAGGCAAGCTGCCAGAGCAAACACAATTAGAAAAGCCTTAAAAGCCTGTTATGCCTACGCTGATTCAATACAAGATAATTAATCCGCAATAATAACCTGTTTGGGTGATGTAATTATATCAAATTAAACTATATTTATTCGTCCTTAATTTCAATTATGACGAAATAAGGCAAATAATTATAAGTTATGACTTTAAGGATTGAATAATAAAATAGCTTGTCTAAAAAGCTAAGATAATAAAAATAGGTAGTGCGGGTCAGTGGTAAAGCGGTTTAAGATTGGGGTTAGTTTTTTCGTGTTGTCAGTTGTGCTGATAAACTCGCTATCATCTGTGTATTTTAAGGCGGGTGAATTGAGCTCGTATGCCATTGTTAACGAGTACACACTAGCCCTGCTTATGGCCTTTGATGATTTCGACGATCAGGGCTTTATATGGGGCGATTCTGAGCCGTTTAACAGTTATGGCGCGAAAATATACGATAACCAGTACGATGATTCGCACAAAATACCGCACCTTCCAGCTTTAAATATTTATTATGTAGAAGTCATAAAAGCTACTTCTGAGAAAATTCATTCAAAACCCTTTGTAGTTCATGACTACAGACCGCCCCCCCCAACCCCGCCCCCTGCATAACAACCCTTTGAAAATTATTTATTAATAATTGCGCGGATTACTGCGCATATAAAAAGGGTATTTATGCCAAATAATTTTAAATGTGTTAAAGAAAATCCACCTAAAAATAATCAGCTTGTTATTGCTTATAAGTTAAAGCTTATAAATGGTAAGCCGTTAATGACTACGGCAAATTGTGTAACAGCTATTTTTCAAGATGGTGTATTTTCTTGTAGGTTTATCCCTACTCATTGGGCAGAAATTCCTTTACTAATTGAGGGGGTCGAGACAGTGCTGAAACACTGTCCCGACGATTAACCCGCCACTTTGGAAAATGAGGGATTAACAATTGAATTATAGCACTAAGGGGAATGTTATTAAGTTGACGCAGGTCGAGGACTTAATAAAAGAGTTTGACGATAATTTTCAGCTTAAAATAGAAAGAATCATGTTTGAATTGATAGCTGAAAAAAAGGAGTTTGACCGGCGGCTTTCTGTTATGGGGATTGAGAGGGATTAGAAATAAAAAAGGCGTAACCAATTTAATGATTACGCCTTTTATTACGCCAAACTATCATAAGTTATTGATAATCAAGCTGTTATTGGCTCCCCGACCTAGAGCTTTTGCATTTTTCACCATATTTCTCAAAAATCCATTATCACCCTCAAAACCCTATCATATGGCGGTTTCAGGCAACCACTAAAAAACACATACACCGCAAAGACTCGCAATAATCCACATAATACCGTATGGTATTACGCCAATTTTACGCCAAACGGATTCGAGTCCCTCATATGCCAACTATACGAAAACGAGGAAAACGCTGGAGAGCAGAAGTAGCTAAAAACGGTGTGAGGAAATCCGGCTCTTTTAGCACAAAGCGAGAAGCTCAAGAATGGGCTTATGAAGTTGAAGATAATATAGACGATCTGAAATCAGGCATTCACTATTTGCATGAAGCTATAATTAGATACTCTGATGAAGAAAGCCCAAAACACAAAGGCAAGCGATGGGAGCAGATAAAGCTTAATAAGTTGCTCTCTGAAATACCAGACAGGCCATTAAGTGAGTTAGCTAGTGATGATGTAGTTAAATGGAGAAACGAGCGGTTAAAGCACGTATCTGAAAGCTCTGTAAGGCGTGAAATGGGGATATTTAATCAAGTATTAAACACAGCTGTTAAGGAATGGGGCTGGCTGGCTGTTAACCCATCAGAAGGCGTTAAGCGACCGCAAGAGCATAGAGCAAGGCAAAGGCTTATATCTCAAAAAGAAATAAACGCTATCACGCTTAATTTAGGTTTCACGATGGAAACCGATGTAACAATGAAAAAACAGGAAATCGCTATTATATTTTTAATTGCCATTGAAACCGCTATGAGGTCAGGCGAAATAATATCATTAACCTGGAGTCAGGTTAATTTGAAAAAGCGCGTAGTTTCACTGGATAAAACAAAGAACGGGGATAAGCGAGACGTGCCGCTAAGTAGCTACGCTGTGAAGTTGTTTAAAAAGATACCGACAAAGAAAGGCGCGTGTTTTACGGTTGCTGGAAATTCGTTTTCTACCATGTTTAGAAAGGCCAGAGACAAGGCGAAAATAAAAGATTTGCACTTTCATGACTCAAGAGCTGAAGCATTAACCCGATTAAGTAAGAAGCTTGATATTTTAGAGCTTGCGCGAATGGTAGGGCATAGAGACCCCAGATCATTAATGATTTACTATCGAGAGACAGCGGAAGAAATAGCTAAGAAATTGGATTAAGCTGCTTTTCTATTCTTAATAAAAAAATTCATTACTTCTGATTCATCCCATAAAGCCCCTTTGCCTGGAACTATAGGGCGGGGGAATCCTGTCTGCTTTACTATCCGCTCAAGCGTGTTTCGCCTTGTTTTTTTTATCAGCTTCGCTATATCGTCAACGTTTATTAGCTTCATCATTCCCCCTTAAACAAACTAAACTCAGCACCATCATTGCAGATAAGCTGATTCTTAATTATATCAAGCGAGTATCTCCCGCCGTGATCTGCACACTGGTCTAATGATGTTGTATGCTGTACTTTTACCTCATTAGGTACTTCGACACAGCCTACAAGTAATATTGATATTGCTATTAATAGTGTTTTCATGACTCACCCTCACTGGTGTTAGTTATAAACAATTCCGTGTCCAGCATAGACATTTCAACAAGAGAGTCTATATATGAGTTATCATAAACTTGGTCATGCACTGCACGAATCACCTCAGCTAAACTATTAATCTTTGTTATGTATCTATCCCGTTGCTCCCTGCAAGCCTGTTCTATTCGCTGGTCTAGTTCTGGCTTTGTGAATATTTGCATTACTTCTGATTGAACAGGGTGAGGATGTTCCAGTGCCTTAAGTGAGGACTCTTTAATAAAGTCTAATACTTCATCTGGTAACGAATGATTATGTCTTCTTAAAAACGCCCATGCGTCTAATATGTCTTTTCTTCTAATCATCACTCCCCCCACTGGTGTTAGTTGCTGATAGGATGGCTTCTCTAAACTTGTCTATTTCTGTTTTGCTAATAAGTTGAGGTAATTCAACTAACTCACTCCAACACATTTCCCGCTGCTCCCTGCAAGCCTGTTCTATTCGCTGGTCTAGTTCTGTTTGGGTGAATAGCTTGTCTGCTTCTCTTATAAATTCATCCATTAACCACTCACTAGGCCGATCAGCTCTAAAAGCTTGCATTTTCTTGCCTAGCTCTGTCTTACAATCTTCAGGTGTAACATAACAATTTGGCATCACTTCACGCCCTCTTGGTTTATACGCTGTTTTAATTCTGGCATTGTTTCAAAAGCTCTCACCCCATCTTCGTTTAAATAATCGCAGTCATAAATCCACTGTATAAGTTTCATCTTCTCTTGTTGGAATTCGGCTTGTGTGAAAGTTTTCTCAATTCCAGTTTGTTTATTAAACCCTGACAACATGCTATTAAATTCATTATCTGTTAACTCACTCATACAACCTCCTTGAATACTTCTTTAATGGTGTCAGTATTAAAACTAAATGGTTTATTTTCAAGTAGATCAATCAACTGCTTCTGTAACTCCACTAACTGGGCTTTGTACAACTTATCTTTTTCAAGAAGAATAAAATTCATCATGGCTATAGTTTTGTCATGATCTGCCTTGCTTATGCTGGTATCAGCTAAGAGGTATTTAAACTCCACTGCATTAAACGGCTCAATACACCCAACAACAAAACCGCTTCTGTTAGGGGGCCAATCAATATACATAACCTCTGGCATATCTTTACTGCCTGTCATTTTGATTCCTTAATTGATAACAGTAATTTTTCCCATTTTTCATACACAAGATCAATGGCTTCCCCGTTACCATCAGCCCACGGGTCATTTGTTTTTTCATAGAATGAATCCCATTCTTCATGAAGAGAATTTATATTTTCTTTTGTTTCCTTATCTGGAGCCAAAAAACATTCAACTGGGTTCGACAACGTGTCTGAGAAAGCGTACTTAATAAATGGGTACTTATTTGATAACACTTCAATAGACTTATTAACAGCATCGTCTTTACTGTCAAATCGCGCACAATGGTCGCCTTCCTCCCAGCAATTAGAGCCATCTTTTTTATTAAGTTTTGCTGCTGCTCGTTTGCTTAAATCATTAGTCACATCAATTGACCCGATACGATCATTTGCTACAAATATAGTAACTGATGAATATATATGCTCACCATTAAATGCAGCACTAAAATCAGTCAAGTTTATAATTGCGTATGTATTTAATTTCACTTCCTACTCTCCCATTCTTCACAACTATGATTATCATCTACCGGCTTACTTAACTGATTTAATGTACAGTGAGAATTAAGCTTATTTCTGTAGCCGCATGTTTTGCAGGTTTTAGGCTTGTAATAAGGGCAATACTCATAATGAGATAATGTTTCTGCTTCTTTATTGCAAATAGTACATTCAATCATTCCTTACCCCTCAATACCTGTTCATCTGTCATGTTATTCATTGGGTTTGTCCGTTGGTGGTTCGATAGATATATTGTAATCACCTATCATTGCGAGTCTTGATTGTAAGATGGCTACTTGTGAACGAGATAAACCATCTATGCAATGACAAGGGCCATTTGTACCCATGCCTTTTTTCTTGCCAGTAATAACACAGCTATGATTTGAACAGCCCTCCATGCCTCTGAATAAATAGTCTCTTAATCTCATACCCCGCCCCCAATAACCCATAAATAATACGGCTGAAATATCTTAAATAAGAACCAACAAAAACCTAGTGCCAGGATAGCAGCTATATAGGGGACTGATTTACAGTAAACTTTACAGTACAGTTTCATTAAAAATACTCCATCCATTGTCCCAGCTTTCATCACTACGGAACTTCCAAAACTCTGCATCATTACAAATACAGCCGTCTTCAAACCTGTAAGTGCTTGCTCTACCGTCGACTGATTCAATCCATTCTTCACTAGTAAACCAACGATGTGTAAGTTTTTTGCCATGCTGTAATGCTTTTAATGCTTCTGCTTTATCCATCACTTATCCTTTGCTATTGCTGTTAAACAGTCTCTAATGGCTTGTATTGGGTCTTTATCTTTTGATGTATATCTTTTCTTAACATTTACTGGGTAATAATGGCCTGTAAATTCCCCACACAT